CCGCAGTCGGTGCCGCAGACGTTTGAGACGCTCCTGGCAGCCGCCAGCATGGGGGTATACCGATGAGCTATCGCGCCCGCATCGACGTTGACGCCGTCTACCACAACGTCTCAGACACGTCGCTTTCGATTGGCTCACTGGCAGAGCATCTGGCTCCGTCGTTGACGACGGCCCAGACCATCACAGGCACCGCCGGCACGGCAGCGGTGCAGATTTCCGGCACTACCCCGCTCTCCACGCTGGTCGTGAAGAACACGGGCACAAGCGTCCTGCGGCTGGCCGGCGGCGTCGATGTGGCGGCGGGCCGTCTCGCCGTCCTCCCCGTGACCGCGACGATTACGGTTTCGGCTCCCTCTGGTTCCGGCTCATACACCGCGATCTGGATGGGGTGAGCCGTGATCAACTCAGGAGCCATGCGCGAGCGGGTCACGATCCAGAAGCCGGTCGAAAACCAGAGTTCGTTCGGCGAGACGACGCTCTCCTGGGTAGACGAGGGGACGGTATACGCCAGCGTCATGGGCGTGAGGGCCGCCGACTACTTCGCGGCCCAGCAGGCCGGCGTGCTCGTTACCCACCGCATCCGCATTCGATTCTTCTCAGGCATCACGCATCAGCACCGGCTGATCTGGCGTGACCGGGTAATGGAGATCAGCAGCGTGCTTGAGCGGGAGGCTCGGTCGATTCACGAAATCCTGGCACGGGAGGACGCGACATGATTAGGCAAGGCATTGGCGCACCTCGCGTCATGGACGGCCAGACCGGAAAGCAACTGACGAATGCGTTCGTCACGGTCAAGACGGCCGGCATCCGCGAACTCGCCGAAAAGCTGGAGATGCTCGGGGCAAAGATGGGCGAGCCGAAGGCGCTCGAGGACTGCGTTGAGAAGGCCGGCAAGCACATTAAGCAGGGTTATAAGGCCAAGATCAACAATGTGACAGGCAACCTGAGTAGGTCAGTTCGCATTCAAACGAAGACCTACGATTCGGCGGCCGTGGCGATCATAGGCCCGTGGCAAACCGGCACAGCGGGTGCCACGTCGAAGCAAGCATCGGGCAACGCAGCTTGGCTTCACGAATTTGGTAGTGACGCCAGGAAGCCTGGGACAAAGGGCCGCCGAACGTATCTCAATGTTCATCAGATGATCAACGGCAAGATGCGGCGTCACTCATCCGCGAATAACACTCAGTTCGCGAATATGTCGAAGGGCTATTACTTTTTGATGGGCAGCATCAACGAGGCGACGCGGCAAGCCGGAATGGGCAAGGGATACCCTCACGACTTCGGAGTCACAGACGGAAGAATGCACCCCGTCACGCTTCACCCAGGAGAGACATACGGAGCGATGCCAGCCCAGCACGCGATGGAGAAGACCATCGGCGAGCAGCAGACGGCCGTGTTCAACACGCTCAGAACCGCCATCCAAAACTCACTGGACAGGCTGTCATCGTGATCATTTCACCCGAAAAACACGTTTTTCAACGTCTGATCACCACGCCCGCCGTGGCGAGATTGGTCGGGTTTCAGGTCTACCCAGTCGCGGTGCCGAAAAACGCCGTTCTGCCGTTCTGCGTCTACAAGAGGAACAACATCACACGCGAGTCGGCGTTGCTTGGGCCGATATATCAACCGCTTGTGAACCTTCAGATAGCCTCCTGGGCACTCTATTACGATACCGCCCGTGAGCTTGCCGATGAGGTCAGGCTTGCCTTGGATGGCCGCACGGGGACGCTCTCGGGATGTACAATTAGTGATATACGGCTCGTGTCGGAGACGGATGACTATCTAGACCCAGCCGCCGTGGGAGCGCAACTCCCGCCCGCATACGAAGTTCGACAACTATTTCAAATTCGGTGGCAAGAGGCCACTGAGTAAGACTTTAGCGCAAGGAGGCGCACATGGCCGGTAATGCTGCGATGGGCGTGTCAGTCGTTTACGGCGGTACGACAATTACCGCTACGAGTTTCAATGTCAGCGACACGATCGATACGGCAGACGGCTCACACCTCGGCCAAAACCCCGGCGAACGTCGTCAGTATGTCGCCACGTTTGTGCAGCGAGAAATCTCTTGCGACTACATCGCGAATGCGATTATTACGGCTCAGACGGGCACGATCACGATCAGCGGCCAGGGCGGCTTGTCGTTCAGCGGAAGCGCGACTCTCACCTCGTCCAGCCTTGGCGGCAGCGTCGGCGACCTCGTCAAGGGCAGTATCACTTGGCGAGTCGCTTAATTCTGAGGGGGTAACCCGTCATGGCCGGGTTTACCGCGCAGGGCGCTACGATTACTTGGTCTGGAACTCCTGCCTTCACTGGCAACGTGACAGGCATATCCGTCGAAACACCGACTGCCGTTATTGCGGACATGACATCGGTGAGCGATGCCACGGGGTATATGGTGATGGTGCCGACCGGCGACTGGGTCGGCGGCGCCATCAACGTAGACTTTATTTCTTTCGGCGACCCGCAAGGGATTGTGCGGCAGACAGGCACGCTGACATTCACTACTGGAACAGCGCTTACTGTGTCCAGACGCGCTGTATGCCAGTCAGCATCGCTCGCTGCAAGGACTGGTGAGGTCGTCAGCGGTACTCTCAAGTTTCTTATTACGGACTACACAGGCTAAAGCAGGCAGGATGCTTGCGATCACTGATTCTTGGAGCAGATAGACATGGCACTTGACCGTAAAAGCATCCTGGCAGCCGACGACGTTCGGAAGGAGAAGATCGCTGTTCCTGAGTGGGGTGGCGACGTGTTTCTTCGCGTCCTTACCGGCACCGACCGCGACCGTTTCGAGGAGAGCTACTCCGAGCAGAAGATGAAGGCGTTTCGCATTCGCTTCCTGCTTCTGGCCCTCTGCGACGACGCCGGCAAGCGTCTGTTCAACGACGACGAGGCCGGCATCCTCGGCGACAAGTCGTCGGTCGTGATCAATCGCCTCTTCGAGGCCGGCTGGAAGCTGAATGCCTTCACGCAGGAGGCAGTTGATGCCCTGGGGGAAGATTCAGAAGCCGCCCCGAACGGCGTTTCTACTTCAGGCTAGCCGCCACGCTCGGCATGAGCGTCAAACGTCTGCTCCAAGAAGTCGATAGCAAGGAGATTGCCGAGTGGTACGCATATGACCAGCGGTGGCCGTTGCCCGACCCTTGGGGTCAGACGGCCCGACTTTGCCGGGTGATCATGGCCGCGTCTGGGAACTACAAGAAGCACGATATTCCCGACGAAGCCGTGTTCATTCCAACAGTAGTCAAGCCCGAGCAGACCAAGAATCAGATGATAAATGAGCTACTAAAGTTGACTGCACCTCCGACAGGGTGACGCGATGGCAAACGGCTACCTCGGCAAGATCAGTGCAATCGTCTCGGCGAACACCGCCGACTTCGACAGCAAACTGAGCAAGTCTGCGGCCGAGGTGAAGAAGTTCGCCGGCAGCATGGAGGGCTCCCTGACCTCCGCTCGGAGTGGTGCTGGCACTGCGCTGCGTGGCATATATACCGACGCGCAAAGGCTTCAGAGAGCACTGACGGCTGCCGCAACGCAAAAGCTGTCGTTTAGTGCTTTCAAGGGAATCAAGGAAGCCAACCTCGCCGAAGCCATCAAGCAGATGCAGGCCGTCTACTCTGTTTCGCAGCAGATAGGCAAACCCCTGGCTGGCGCTGCGAAAACGATGAGTGGCTTGTCTGCTGGAGTTCAAGCAGAATTCTTGCCTGCGATGATTAGGGCGCAGACGGCGACAGAGAGACTGTCTGAGACGATTGATCGCACCGGCACGGCAGGCGTGCGTCAGTTTGAGGCTGTTGAGAAACAGGTGACAAAGACAGTCGCCGCCATGTCTCGCATGAACGAAACCAAAACAATGGTTTCGGGCCTCGCCACTGGGCAAGAGATTCGCTTTCAGCGTCCAGAACTGTCGTCTGAGATGCAGAGGTCGGCCGCGCTTCAGTCGCAGGCCGCCCAGATGTCTCCTGCCGCCATATCCAGCAACGGCGTTGCAAACCTTGTTGCCCAGCAGCGTGCGGCAGCGGTTGAGACTGAGCGGCTTGCGGCGGCCTTGGAAAATGAA